GGTATCCAACTCACGGATGCACAACGTCAGGCAGCGAAAGGCAACGCCGAATTTCAAGTGTTATCCGAGGAAGCACCCTCCGCAACATCAGGTGGACAAGTGCCTGGGCAGGTACAACCGCAAGGTGGAGTGAATGATGGATTGGCAGCCTTAGTCAATGACGCAGCCACAAAAATGATGCAGGTTTGGGGTATCTCTATTGATGAGAAAGACCCTGAGGACACTATCGTAGCGGCAGCGGAAGAAGGTACTCCACAAGAGTATCTCGATGCGACTTACAAGGCTATTCAAGCGAAGAAGGCAAGGTTAGCGGGAACTTCCCAAGTGGCACAGCCCGTCGCTACAACTGGGATTCCCAAATCACCAGGTATAGTGCAGGGTACGCCAATATCAAATCCAATTGAAAATATAACTAACACCGACGAACTGTGGAAAATGACACCACTAGCAAAGCGGGGTTAGTGTAACGGAGGTTTATTATGGCTTACAATTTAGCACAACTGGCTAAGTTGGAAACCGACCCACTTAAGAAATACGTACTCACCAATATGTTGCGAGACATCAAGGTAATGGAAGTTCTTCCATTCGAGAATGTTAACTCGCTTCGTACTACCGCATTACGCTGGCGTGTACTTCCATCTGTAGCGTTCCGTAACTTGAATGCTGACTACACGGAAGATACATCGGGCGATGTGGAAGAAGTATGGGAGTCTCTATACATCCTAGGTGGATTGGTTAAGTTTGATCGTGTCTTTGGTAAGGTGGGTAACACTATCAAAGACCCAAAGCAACTTCAAATGGAAATGAAGTTGAAATCATTGGCTCTCACCTTTAATGATTATTTCATCAATGGTGACTTAGCCTCGGACGCATTAGGTTTCGAGGGATTAAAGAAACGCGTTGCTGGAAGCCCAACACGGCAGTTAGTCCCTGTTGGTGGAGCGGTATCCGCTTATGACGTTACCGCTTCTGCGGCAGCCGTCAACCGTTTCTGGACCGACATTGAGAAATCATATCGCCGGTGCAACAACGGAACTGTTAGCGCAATGTTCTGTAACGAGGACCTTTTGCTAGGTCTTGGTCGTTCCCTGCGCTATATCAACTCTGCTGGTGGAAACTTCCTAGATGTTACCAAGGACAACTTTGATCGCTCCGTGGTTACATACAAGGGAACACCGATCTACGACATGGGACTTAAGAAAGACCAGTCAACCGAGATCATCACCGACACCGAAACCGATGCAGATACCACGCACAGCGTTTCGACCTCGCTATACTTTGTGTCCTTCAACATGGAACAGGGCGTGACTGGTGTTCAGCTTGGACCTCTGGAAGTAATTCCAGATGCCAAGAAAGATGTCAGCACCGCCGAACAGACCTTGATCGAATGGGTCTTAGGTTTGGCTGGGTTTGGTAGCTACGGTATTGTACGTATGTATAACACCCTGGCTCCCGACACCTGGACTGCATAGGAGGTATGACATGCCACTTCAAGATTATAACCTAATTATTCGTACAGACTCAGCCGTGTTTGTTAGTTCCGTTCCAGAGACAACCTCTGTGGAACTGGACGGCACAGGGCTGAAGGGACTTGCTATCCATATCAAAGTACCGTCAGCCGTTACTGGTTCTGACCCGCTACTTTCGGCATGGGTACACGCTTCTTCAACATCAGCGGCAGCTTCAACTGACGTCATCATCGCCTCACGAACTGGTATGGTGAAGGGCGCACAATATATCGTTCCATTCAGTACGCCAATGCGCTCAATCGCATTACGTCTGGATGTTACATCGTCCACCACAACCGCGTTCTCGAAGATCACTGCTGACATTGTTGAACCTTTCGGACAGGACTGGAAGCGAACTGTAGAGTTCCGCTAAACCCAAAAGGGGCTGGGGAAACCCAGCCCCACACTTTGATTTGAGGTGAAGATGAAATCTGTAGCCATAGTCGGTTTCTCGGAAAAGACGATGCGATACTGTCTAAAGAGTAAAGCCGATGAGTTATGGACATTGAATCACGCCTTTGTGATCCAAGACTTTCCACCTATCTCGCGACTGTTCGAGATACACCGCAAGTATTGGTACTTACGAAAAGAAGTGCCACGTTCTGTTGCATACGGGGAGTGGTTGAAAGAAGATCACGAGTTCCCAATCTATATGCAGCACAAGTCGAAACACATTCCAGCAAGTAGGAAATACCCACTAGACGCAGTAATAAAAGACTGCCTATCTGGTCTGGTAGAGATTAACGAAGATCGTAACGAGACAGTTCGTAAATATTTCACCAGCACGTTCGCCTACATGATGGCACTAGCTATCCATGAGAAGTTCGATGTCATTGAGTTATATGGCATTGACATGGAGAACAACACCGAGTACGGGTATCAACGTCCATGCGGAGAGTTCTGGATTGGACTGGCATTAGGTCGTGGAATAAAAGTCACCCTCCCTGAACCATGCCTGTTGTGTCAGGCTCCATTGTACGGGTACGAGATCGTTCCCTACGTGGATGTCAATCGGCTGAAAGAAATCCATAGGCTATATCAACTGCGATACGACGAACTCTATGTTAGGATGAATGAGTTAGCAGAGCAGATCGCCAAAGACCCAGAAAACACAGAACTGGCTAATAAATATATTGAGATAAGTGCTTGGGCGTACCTGCACGAAGGTGCAGTATCCGCAGCCACAAAGCTGATCGAAGAAAGTGATACTTATATCTCACGCCAGTTTGTTGAGTTAAAGGTCAAAGAATGGATCAGCGGAATGGACTACTGGCAAGCGATGACCAACCGCACCAAGGCACTCTGGAACCTTTCGGTAAGCAAGGGCGAACCAGACGAAAAGATGTGGGTGGAGTACCTAGACGCTAGGTCGAATATGTACCGCAACCTTGGAGCGACACAACTCCATCAGCAATTAATCTGGACAATTGACATGCGTAAGGTCGATTACGAATTGCACATGGAGATCATAGAGACAGACGAGAATAGGGATAAAAAGATAGCACCCTATAGAAGCATGGATGAGTAAATGATAAGAGTAGAAAAGTGTCCGATATGTGGAAGCGACGACCATCATGTGTACTATGGGTTTGTTGATTTAGGTCGAGACTTCTGCCTGTGCCATGAGTGTGGATGTGCGTTCCTGCTAAATAGTATGACCAAGGAAGAGGCTATCGAGTGGTACACGGATGGTTCTTATCGGGAGCGTACTCTGGTACATGCGCCCGTAGAACTAGAGTTGGTACATCAGCAAATGAGGGCTATCAATATAGCCAGTTACGTGGATACCGCTGACATTAAAACACATCTGGATATTGGGTGTTCGGCTGGTTCATTGATAAAAGAAGTACAGAAGAACCACCCAGGTATTGAATCTATCGGGGTTGACATTGACCCAATCTACACAAAGTATGCCGAAGGCATAAAGATAGTACCAACCATTGATTACGTGGAAGAAGAATATGACCTAATAACCATCATTCACACGCTAGAGCATATCCCCGATCCAGTTCCATTTATGGAGAAAGTAGTACAGCATCTTTCCCCTGGTGGAATATTGATAGTAGAGGTTCCCAACCGTAGAGCGTACATTGTAGCCTATTCTGCCCCTGAACATTTGATTGCCTACGAACAACACTCTTTGGAGTATTTACTTCACAAGGTAGGACTAAAGGTTGGGCTTACTCTATTACAGGGTCACATCCAGGCATCTCCGCTAGACCTGAACGTGTTGATGTTGGCAACAAATGACCCTGATAAATTCTGGAATAGATTCAAAAGGGTAGGCGAAGAAGATAATCCTAAGATAAGTTTAGACAGGGTTCATGTAACCCTAGATAGGTAGGAATATGCCAAAATATGTCTACGGATGCGCTCACAAAGATCATCCAAGAGTAGAAGAGGAACACAGTATGAATTATGTTTACTTGGGGAGGTGCGAGGTATGCGGTGGATATTTACACAAAATACCACAGCCCTTTCAGTGGGGAGTTAGTCCACTTTCACTCATTCGTGCGTGGAGTGAACGTAATTGGTCCAAGAAGTTACGCGGAGAACCGC